GCGCTTTTTAACCCCTCTGGTTAAAACTCCTTGGAAGTTTGGTTTACAACCCTCTGGCATGTCTCTCAAACCATATGGCGGTAAACCCTACTAGCCATCCAACATACTATTTTGTAACATCTGTCGGCCTCCTTTACTGTTAGATAGTTCCCGTTTATCGCAGCCCTGCAAAAAGTGACTGCCCTATTTGCTATGAACTCAGGAACAAGCCTCTGGTAGTATATATCACCTGTGAATTCAATGGCTTCCACGCTTACTTCACCATCAGACATCAGGTCTACTAGCTCCTCCTTGGTGATGGGCATCCCATTGAAGCTCAAGTTGCCACAGTATTCCTGAAATCTGGCAGCCTTGTTAAATTTCGTTGCCATGTCCTCGTCAGGCTCGAACTCGAGGAAGCTTTCGAAAACTGCCTGATCCTCCATAACCTCTATCACCGGCCGCTTCCCCAGCACTTTACAATCGAAGCTCAGCAACTCACGCCACTGGACTCTATCCAATGTTTTCTCTATATCGTACGAATCTTCAGCCAGCTTGCGGGCCAACTCTTCTTGGCGTTCTAAAACGAGACTGAACTGTTCCACATCTCTGGATAGAACCCTAACATAATCCCGACTTGCCTTGCAATCCGGAACCACAACCTTGTACCACCCTTCTTCGAGCTGCGGAACTGGTTTCTCGAGTATCCAGACCTCATTGTTTCTATCGGGTATACCTAGGCCATTCTGTTCCTCGCATCCATGAAGCACAACATCAGGTAAATCCAGCCACTCCTCGCCTTCCTTGACCTTGCACCAATGACTGATCGTGCTCATTGCGAATCCCTGGCACATAGCCTCAGCCACCCCACGTCTCCGCAACTTCCCAATCTGATCGAGCAGGCTTCCTACCCTCTCTCTTACTGTAGATCTCCCAGCTCCTTCCCAGTCACCGGCGATGAAGCTGGCTAACGCCCTGGTCGGGCTTGCGAACACCCTGGCCCCTGAGATCGTGTTCCTAAAAAACTCAGACCTTAACCCGAACATTTGCTTCCATTTATTAGCCTTGAAAAGCATATTATCCATAATCTCCAGGAATAGCGGCATAACGTCTGGCTGACTCAGCATTAGATCAAGGTCATCCCCGCCGTGGTCTACCATAAGGACAACTTCTGATCCAGTGATTCGCCGCAAATTTTCTAGGGCTATGAACACGTAACAGAAGTTCAATGTACTGTTAATCCATGTTGTCCCCCGCCAGCCTGAGTACAACCCTGTCCATATTTTGTGGACTACACCTTCTCGGTCCTCCAACCCCATCGTGTACATACCCCGCACCAAGGCTTCACAGAACATTGGGTAGTCTGGGCCTGCTGGCATGGTCTCTGATAACTTGCGTATTACCCCTGCCATCTCGTCAGCGGAGTGCTGTTCGTTAAAGTCAGCCCAGTCATACAGTACATGGAAGGTGCCTGTGCTCATCTTACGGTCGAAGTACCTGATGTCGACGTCAGCCAGTGCATTCAAACGCACGCTTCCGATCTGGTCCTGCTTCTCGGCCAAAACTAATACGTAACTAAAGACTATGAAGTGTGCCAGCGAGCCAGGTAATAAGGTTCTGTCCTTCCGTCCCACCTCATACTTGATCATCGTCTTCGTAGTGTTGAAATTATCCCCGTTCACACCCGCCAGTATATCATACAGCTCATGCATTTCAAATAGCGACTTCTTGTTGTGCCGCCCCCGTATCTCTTCTACTGTGTTCGCAACACCATCAAAAATCTGCGAACTAAACTCTTTCATACCCTTGGGAAGGGTGTTGTTGACTAGTCCGCCCTTTGTGAGCCAACTTCGTCTCCTTTCATAGAAATCCAAGAAGGATAGCACATTAACCTTCCGCGGTGTCACTTTCAAGCGAAGGTGTGCCGCATCAAGTGCGAGTTCGAAATCTTTTTTGTATTGCTTATTTGTGTATGCCTTGGTGACCGGATCGTATGACAGATGTTTGGTGCCGTACCCGTCTCCATACCTGGCTCTGACTTCATTCATTTCGTCAATTTTGTATTCACCCCGACCGACGAGTAGATCCATATACATCAAGCCCTGTCTCTCCTCTTCTGTAATTTCTGTGTTCATGAGGAATCTGCTACAGCGCACTAGTGAGTGGAGGGACTTTAACCTGTCAGACCAGTTCCTGAAACTGACCTTGAACCAAGGTTTCACTATCTCTGCGACGCTGAATTTCTGTATTATGCCCTTCCATGCACTGAGTATACTGCTAACAAACACATGCGGCTCACCCACGTGGTACTCAGCAATCTCGAGAGCGTCAGGGTGTGAGAATATGTCGAACGTCTGCCTCAACTGACGTATTGTGACGTTTGCCCGCGTTAGCTCTTTGGCGCATTGTGGTGGAAATATGTCAATCATATCCCCTTCGGTATCGAACTCCGTCCTGTCACGGAAGGTGGGCGGTAGATGGGCCAACTCCTTGGACCAGTCAAACATTGTCATCCCAAAGTCAAACTGGGTTGGCACGTAACTATGCTTGACATAGTAGTCCACACATTCTTTCGGGATGTCACCTACTTCGAACAGTTGTCGTAACATGTTTATATCTACCCGCTTCTCACCCGCACGCTCACCACGCAGTATCCAACCTGGGACTGTACGTGCATAGCAGTTATTCCAGATTGCTGAAGAAAATTTGTGAGGGCAGGCCACAGGCATCGACGATAGGTTGAGTATCTCCAGCAAACTCCGTTCCAACATCTCGTTTGATGAACACATTACCTGATTCCGCATCTTAGATGATGCAATCGACTCGTTGTAGCTCAAGATTGAGAAATGTTTACTCAGAGCATCTCTCTTCTCAATGTTTGACATGAAGACGTTTTTCTCAAGCTTGAAATAGCCTATAGGTATGGCACCTAATTCCAGGGCCAGCTCTTCGGTGTGCAACATGATTATAACAGGCATAGTATAATCGAGAAGATCCAAGGTCTGGTTCAACCTAGGGTACCACTTTGAATTATGATCAGTCCATGTATCCCGGCCGCACATTATACCAGTCCGCATCTCTATGTAGTAATCGTGTTCCCGCTCTGTTATCAGTTCGTCCACGTCAACAAACCCATACTTTCTGGCCAGTGTACTCTTCCCGTGCCCGGCCGGCATGACGAAGGCAAACAAGTTTTGCCTTTTAGATCTTATCTGTTCGTAACGTGCCATCGAATTGGCCAACTTAACCTCATACTCCTCCCTGCTTTTGCTCTGCCCCAAGAAGGTTCTCTGACCAGGCGCGTATTTGGCTAGACTCACCAACCCCGGCTTGTTCCGACGCCTGGCTGCCTTGACCGCACCGCGCATTGTGTTTTTTAATACATCCTCCGACACTGTGGTCTCTGGTTCACGATACCCTTGTGTCTTGGTGAAGGCCATGTTTCTAATGATAACTGTTTCAAAGGCAAGTTTATTGCAATGATACGATTGTATGTGCTGTTCGTGTGTTCTAATATGTGTGTTGATCTTATATGTCTATTTATTTACTACCTCTCGGCTACCCCACAGGGGTTTCGATTCTCCTCAGGCCGAAAGGATTTTTGTTTTTTATCA